ATGTCTCGTGGGCTCGGAGATGTGTATAAGAGACAGCTATTGGAACATAATCAATAATAATACAAAAAAGTAAATCATCCGACAAGCTAACGCTCATCGGATGACAAAAATTTGAGTTATCCTGAACGGATAACTGTTTGTGGTGTCACTCCGACCAGTTACATCAAGTAGGTAACTGGTCTGGGGTACCGGCTACCCAAAAATTTTGCCGAGCAATCCAGCGGCTGAGCTTGTAAGACTGCCAATCAAACCTAAATTCTGACCACGTTTTGTAGTCTTAGAATTAACATTGGTAGCATAACGAGAAGCGCCAGAACTCTTGTTACTAGAATATTTGGTACCAGCATAACCCATCTGAGAAGCATAACGAGATGCGGCAGAACTCATACTCGCCGCATAACGAGAAGCATTAGCAGAATTAATACTAGCGAACCGAGAAGCTTCTGCTTGAATATTAGCGGCTTGTAAAGCTGTGGCTTGATTAATTCGAGCGGCTTCCAAAGTAGCATCACGTTGCATCTGAGCAATAGCTTGTTGATTAGCATTATTTTGCTGATTAACAATAATACTTGTCAATGCCGGAACAACGGAATCATCAACTTCACCTTTGGCACCGGAAGCAGTTGCACCGGATCCAGTTTGAGCACCAGAACCACCAGCACTAAGAACAGGATTAAGTCCTGCTTTCTGCAAATCGAGAACCTCTCTTTGATGAGCGGTTGCAGACTGTTGAGCTTGCCAGTCTCTGTTTTTTTGTGCTTCGGAAGCATTGAAACGCATTTCTTCACGAGCAAATTCTTGAGACTTAGCAGTATTTTGCGAAGCAATATTTGAGAGCTGTGCAGTAAGCTGATCATTATTCATAGTATCTCCTTTCGTGGGGAAGTAGTACAAGCCATTCAGCCTGTAAACCACCTTTTTTTATACAAAAAAAGGAAGTTGACAGACTGCCTGTCTCGTACTTAATAGTAATCAAGGACAGATGAGATCATCTGTCCCTGTGTGACATATAATTAAGTATGAGCGTATATCATGTTGTACGATATTACAGAGTGCGCAAGCCTGGAATGGAATGAACGGGCATAACACGAGTAGTCAAGTTCTTAACATAAAAATCACCGAAGATCTGATCGGCAAGTTTAGAAGTAACCGCAAGCGTTCTATCTACGTTCGTCTTATCTTCCTGAATCCAAGCAGAAGAAAGTGTTGGTTTCTGAGCATAATAATCTGCAAAATGCCAAGATTGCAAACTGTTAGTAATACCAGAACGCATTTCTCCAGTCACAATACTAGTCTTGTAGCGATAATCAGCCCAAGCTTCCTGATAACCAAAAACATCGTCAAGACTACCAAATCCATCATTATCATAATATACTTCACGAGAATAAATCGGCTGTTCACCAATATTCGCTAAAATTGGAAAATAATAATCAAGACGATTCTTGCGAGACCACATACGCTGTAAACCTTGCTGGTAAGTATGACTATACCTAGCACACATTACACCAATCACAAAACCGTGTTCCGTGAAAGACTTCACAAAACTATTGTCAGTATTAGATGTAAGAGACATAGCGGCAGTTGTACCAAGCGGAGTCTCACCAGATTCACTCTGCTGAACAATCTGATGAACATTGATTCTAGTACGATTAGCAGATAATAACTCTGGACGCTGTAATCTACCATCGGGTGAAATCACACCAAAGTGACCACGAAGCAGTTCAATATAACGAGAACCTGATCGAGCATCTGTTTCAAGCATCTGCTGAGTAGCAAAAGCAAGACGGAGACTGTTTACAGTTAAGTAATCAGAGCTGGCAGCATCTGCAAAAAGGTTACTAGGAGCAAGATCAAGGTCAGACGGAAAAGTAGAAGAATCAACAGTACTATAACTCGTAGGAGAGATAGTAGCGTAAGCTTTCTGAAAACCGGGCAAAAGCGGATTATTACCTTTAAGAGCAATATTATATCCTTTACCATCCTCGAAATTAAATTCAGTCTGACCAGCAAAATTAAAAGTTAATGGAACTTTAGACCTGTTAGAATTATCTTTACGAGTAACTACAGGAATATCACCAAACAAAGAAGAAATTGTAACGTCAGCACCTTTCTGAGGTTGCGGTAACGCACTTGTAAAATAATCATGTAATTTATTAACCTTGAGAAGCGCACCACCTTTTGCAGAATTGTTTTTATCAAATTCTACATTACCATCATCAATATCAACAAGAATTTCATCCTGTAGATTCTCATCACGAAACCATTCATTCCAGATCAAGTTGTACGCATTGATCGGTAATCTACTGACAGAAAGAACACCATTGGGATTAACTGGAACACCAAAATAGTCAAGCAGAGATTTCTGCAAAACGGTCTTATCAGACTTAGAAAACGTCAGCTGAGGAACCTGATATTCTACATCAGAAGTCCACGAAGAAGTGGACTCACCCATGAATTCTTTCCAATGCGTCCAGCAAAGTCTGGACGGAACAAAAAAGTAATACATATCAAGAAAAAGATCATCCATCGGCGGTGTAATAAGAGTCTGTAAACGAGTCACGAAAGATGTCTCTACGTCAAAAGTATCTCCCGGTAGAACCTCATCAAGGTAGAACGGCACTAAGTCACCAACATTAAACGAAGTCTTGACAGAAGAACTACGATCAAACCGAGAACGAGGTCTTTCCAGATCACTCTTATACGTTGAAAAATAACTGTTAGCATCAATCAGATTTTTTGCAAATGCCAACTTACTCACCATCCTTTCTATAGTCTGATGCAATCAGCACTAGACTATAAATATTTAATCCAATATCCAAGAGAATCAAAAAAAACATTGCAAGAATAAGACCTTCCATTATGCATCACCAACTTTCTGAACAGAGCCAGAATCCAGATCAGTATCCGGCTTAGGATCCGGCTTAGGATCCGGCTTAGGATCCGGCTTACGAAGAGAATCAAGAGCAGAATCGAGCGAACCATCGAGAAAACTCTGAATAAACAGGTTAGAATCATAATTAAACAACTCCTGCACCTCAGGTGGAAACTCAGAGAAACTCTCACGAAATTGTCGAGTTTTCTGCATTGCATCCACAACGTCTCGAGGCATTATAGACAAATCAATACAGTTTTTCTCATCGAAATCTGTAGAAATCAAACCAGCTTGTAATTTATCCAAAATCACAGCCATATCGCAACCGGGTGCAAAACTGTTAATATAAGCAGATATATCAATATCACGAATTTTTGTAAGACACTTACGTCCATCTTTACCTACAGATAATTTAAATTCTTCACGAATAACTGTTCCGGGATTGCTTTCTACCGGAACAGGATTCTCATATACATCATACATCGTCAACCACTTTTTCGACATAATCTTCACCTCGCAAAATTTCCGGGACAGGAATACCAGCTTCATTAGCTTCCATCATAACTTTCTCAGCATCCAGAAACATAAGACCGTCAAAACGTCCGACGAGACGGAATGAATATTCTTTAGGTTCACCAACGGCGATCTGAGCCACAAGATTCTTAAACACACGTTCTGACCATACAACACCGGGCAGTACATAATACTGCATAGCATTCTTACTTACTTCATCATAAAAACAATACACTACATCAACAATACTATTTCTCATAATCTAATACCTCCACGATATAATAACGGGCGCACATTCATTTTTTTTGTGCGATCAGCAGTTTTACGGAAAACCTGTCTATCCTTACTTTTTGATTTCATAGGTTTACCAGCCATAAATAACACATCCTTTCTTTATATTTATTATAAACATAATATACCAGATTAAATTATAAATCAATAAAAAATTTAAATTTCTGGACGAATAAGCATACGGCTTTTAAATTGTTTTGATTGCTCATCAATCGCTAATTGTTCAAAATAATCTAGTTCCGTACTATATTCTTTAATTTGCTGTAACATCTTAGCAGTTTCAACACGATTTTCAGACATTTTTTCAAATTCTTTCGGATAATCAAGTTCAAAGAACGGGTCAAAGTATCTAGGAATAGGAGCAGTCAAACCATCAGGCAACTGCACATAACCTGAATCTAACATATCTTTAGCATGAGTATCATAATATTCTTTGCCAATACCGGGCTTTCTTGACATACGAGAGAACTCAGGTTCAATTCCGAGATCCTCGTAAACATTAGAATCAGTACCTTTATGTTTTTTTAAAATATAACGAGCGACATAAGCACATGATTTCCAGCAAACATCAGCTACAACATTATAACCGTATTTCCAAAGTTTATTAAGCGTAAGCGAATACCAGTATTTATTGCCAGAAAAACTATTTTTTAAAAAAACCAAATCATTTTCAGGCGGTATCCAGTCGAACAAAATCAAATGATAGTGTGGACGATGAGTTTGAGAACCATATTCACCAGAAAGAAAAAAACGAATTTTAGTATCTGTTCTCGTAGACTGTTCTTTCCTCAAACGTTTGAGAAAAAGTTGCAAATCTTTGGGATCTAAAGTATAAGCAAGTTTAGAACCTCGTTTAATATGATCGTCGTCATAAGTCAATGTAACAAAAAATGCAGATTCATGACATTGCAATTCTAACATTAATCGAGTAGCCCATCGACGAGAATAATCAAGTCTGCATCCGATACACTGACCACAAGGGATTAAAAACGTATCAAGCTGTCTCCAACTTCCAATATCGAACATATGATCAGAAGAGACGAAAACATCAGGTTTAGAACGATTTTGATACACAAATTTATTATCAGTAGTAGCAGACGGAAAAACTTTAACTTTACGTTTACCAGAATCTGTCAAAACATTAGTATAAGCACCTCGCAAAGGATGATAGCAAGCCATATTTTCTCCTTTCTCAATTAATCATGACATTCATTTTAATCTGTCTCTTATACACATCTCCGAGCCCACGAGACATGCGCAG